TAATACTGTAATTGTTCCCCATCAATTTTTTCTATAGACCTTTTACGAACAAAATCAGGCAGTGGTTTATTACCCATATAAGATCGACCCATCAACACACCATTAATTACATCTTGTTCTTGTTGTTCCGTTAGTGCTTTTACTTTAGAGTCTTTCTCTTGTAATTTTTTTAAATAACTGTCTTTAGCTTTTTGAATAATTCCATCTTTTTCATTTCCATATCTTTTTTGCCACTTAGTGTAATTAGCCTGTGAAATATTACGAGGAAAATAATCTTCAATACCTTTAAAGCTAAACCCTACGTCATCTAACTCATCTTTTAATTCCGTTAAAAGAGGTTTAATTTCCTTTGTAAATATCTCACCTGCTTTTGTATTTGACCTATTCATCAAAGCAATAGCGGCATCGAATTGTCCGTTAGCTAACGTCCGACTAACTTGATCCTTTAGTGGTCCTTTTATTTTAGCAAGCTCTTGTTGAAACGGACGTATTCTTGACATACGTTGTTGAGTTTTTATAGCAAGATGACTTTCAGTTCTTCTTAACGCACCAAGAATAGGTTCACTTATGTTTCTAATTCTTGTGGAAATTGCTCCTAAATATTTATCAGCCCCTTCACTAACTACTCGTAGTACACCACTATCTTTAGCTATGCCCTTACTAACGGAAAACTCAGGTGTTGCTATATTTACAATATCTTCATTAGTCATTTTAGTTCTATGCAGAGCTTGAGTAAATTTTGCAGGAGTTATACCAATTTCCTCCGCAAGTTCGCTAACTCGTTCCGCAGTAATTACATCGGATGGGTCTGCTTTAGCTTTGTTTACAGCATCTTGAACTTTATTTATAGTTTTTTCGGCTGATCGTTGAGCAATCTTTCGACCAGCCAAGCCTATACCCGCTGGTAATACAGCACCTACAGTTCCAGTTATAGCTGCCTTAACAGGATCAACATCACCTGTCTTGGATAAGTCTTCCGCTACACTAAAAGTTCCACCTAAAACACCACCACCTATTGTAGCTGATGATGTACCTGATAATGTTTTACCAGCAATAGTAGCACCCTTTAAACCTAGACCAATAGGTAATAGTGAAGTGGGGTCTACAATTTCCCCAACAATTCCCCCTGTAATTGCCGCTGCTGAATCGGAATCAGGTTGAAATGTTGTGCCAAATTCCTCCGCTAGTTCCCGTTCCTTATAGCGATAGATCATTTCTCTTCGTTCTTCCGGAGAGGCTTCCGAAAAACCTTCACCGTATTTCTCATCGGAATCCCGCCAATCTCCTATCTTATAAAAATCCATTCCAGTATATATCGTAGCTGCATCACGCAGATAACCTGTTAGACCACCAGTTTTTTCATAGTGGTACATAAATTGTTCATAAGATGAAGAACTTTTATCTTTGTATACTGCTTCCCCTTCGACATACCTATCTCCAGGCTCTACACCATCTTCCTCCATCCAAGGGTTTGCGGTAATATCTTCCTCAGTAATAACTGTACCTAGTGATTGCCTATCCTGAATCTCAGAGTAATTACGTATAAGCTCTCCATCATCAGTGAGTTCATCCCCAGGTTGAACACCGTACTCCTGAAGTTCTTGATCGTTCTGAATATCTTTTAAAGTTAAGACAGCCACTATTGGTTTCCTTTACGCTGGCTCTTAATAGGAACTCTTTTTTTAGTAGCACCGCTAGATTTATCACCACCACCAGATTTAGAAGCTGTTCCCCCCAACTTTTCTCTTATAGCTTGCTTGATTGCTTCGTTAGGTCGCATACCTTTTTCTTCTTGTAGTTCTTTTGCTCTAGGACCAAATTCTAATATTACTTCATCTATATCTTCCATAGCTATGTCTGTATAGAAAGGAATTCCAGACAACTTGGGGTCTTCCGCTTTTACTCTCCTTCTCGCTTCCGCTTCTAAAAGTTTATATACTGGTGAACCTTTTTTTACTGCCCTTTTATATTCGTCTTTATCTCCTGGTGTTGGAGATTTTGCCGCCTTTGTTGTTGGTTGTCTACCCTCTCCTAAATTATATTTTTCTTGAGCTTTTAATAGCTTAATTCTAGCTTGTAAAACTTCTAGTTCTAATTGTGTTTGTGCAGCTTTACCTGATTTTGGATCACTATCTATTTTCTTTTGTAGTATTGCCTTGTCTTTATCTAGTTTTTTAAGTTCCAAAGTAATCTCTGAAAGTTTTTCCGCTCTTTCTGCTTCGGATACTGCCCGTCCTTCTGCACTTTGATCACGTTTTTCTCCCGCTGCTGCTCTAGCTTGAGCCATGAATTGTGTAGCTAACTCAGGTTGTCCTCGTTGCATTAATAAATTAGCAATTTTAGTTACATCTTCAGGCTTACTAAGGTCAGCATTTTTTGCCATATCCATAACTTCAGTACGTAAAGCATCACGCTCTACCGCTTTAGTTAAACGTGCATCCTGCCCAAGACCAGCAAACATTCCTGTATCTAAACCAGTAGCTTGACCTAAAGCTTTGGCTCCACCAGTAACAGCTTCAGCTAACTGTTGATTAGATTTAGCAATCATAGCGGCATAAGGGTTCTGTGTCATGGCAAAGTTGTCTAACTGAGCCTGACGAATACGCCCACTACGTTCCTTATTTAGCAGTTGACGTACTTCGCCAATGCTTGCGCCACTAAATAATCCATCTGTTGCAGCCATTACTCTATTCTCCTTTGTTATACTTAATAATCTTCGCCCATTTCATCGGTATCAGACTCATCATAACCATCACTCGCACTAGAATCCATACTGTCATCATAACCAAGGCTTCCAGAAAATAAGTCTTCTGGACCTCGACCAAACATACCTTCTACTCCGGTTGCATACTCCTGTGCTAACGTCTTTGCTGAAACTGGCCCGCTAAGAACTGTACCGTCTGGAGTAGTGTAAGTAGTATTTACCTTTTCATCTCCCGCTGATAGAAGGGTACTGAGATTGTTGGGTGAACCGTATTGTATTCCCCCCATGCGCGCGGCAGCTTCTTCAGGATTAGAAAAGCCAGTGACGCCGCTCCATCCTAATCTTCCACTATTTATATCTAATGTTAAGTCTCTGTCGTTTTCCGGATCAAAAGAGTGATACCCTCCCAAAGTATTTACTATTGACCCAAGCATTGTAATTGGGGCAAAGGGTCCGGCTAGTGATCCAAGTCCCACTATTGACGCAGCTACTTTACTTCCGGTATCTAAAGTAGGATCATTTAAAGCCCTACCCATCATACCCATAGGCCCTGCGTTCATAAAAGTTACCGGGTCTCCTGGCTTCGCACCTCCAATTAAATCACCTAAAGAAAAAGAAGTAGCAGAAGAAGGAGAAGAAGAAGAAGAAGAAGAACCTAACAACCCAGATAATGTTCCTTTAATACTATCTAACGCTCCTTTAAAGGTAGTTTTTGATGGTGGTGCGCCATCGGGAACTTGACTATCTCCATCATGACCTAACTGATCAAACAAACCTACAGCCCCTTTATATACACGGGGTATATTAGTTTCCATTGCAGGAACAACAGGCTCTATATCAGACGCTAAACTAGGAAAAGTTGCTCCTCGATTTGTTACAAACCGTTGTAAAAACTCAGGAATGTTTGCGTTTGGTCCTAATAATCCGTCTTGAACTGCCATGAGTTTATCCTATGTTTGCGTTCTAGGTTGGAGAAAAAGACCACCCAATGCAGACAATGCTGTACCGGATGGTGACTGTGCTGACGTAAGGGAAAGGTTTCTAGCCGCTTGATTTCTTGCTGCTAGTGCTGGACCCATTGCGCTTGTAACATTCCCTGCAATTCCATATCCTAATTGTCCTTGTTTAAATGGAATATTTAACAAGTCAGTTGCGGTTGCAATATCAGCAGTCTCCCGACCAAGAAGCGCATCAATCAAACTTTGTGCTTGTGTCATAGATTGGTATCTACGTTGCCCCTGATCTTGTGCTATAGCCGTTTCAAGTGCTTCCTGTGACTGTGCGCCACCTGTGGAACCTAATCGACCTTGAGCTAATAGACGTGTTTCCATGTCAGTACGTAGCCTATCTTCCTCTGGTTGTCTGTATTGTTGCTGCATTTGATAAAACGCTTCCCCTGCTTGAAAGGGATTAAGACCGGCTAACATTCCCGCTTGCTCTCCAAACAATCCAGATCGTGCCAACAAACCGGAATAGATATTGGAAAGTTCAGGGGATAAATTTAACAATCCTGTTTTACTTTCAGGATCAAATTCCGCTGTACCACCCAATGATCCTACTGAATATGGTTCACCAGCGGCGGCGGCTGTAGCTGCATTCTGACGAAGCATTTCCGATTCCATTTGTGCTGCGTCTCTAGCAGCGGAAGCATTGGCACGGGAACCAAGGTAAGATAGACCACCCCCGATTAAAGCACCTCCAATAGAACTACCTATGTCGCTACCTAAAAAATTTCCTATTGAGCCAAGACTAAGAGCCATAATTTTATCCTTTACCTTATTTTACCTTGTTTTGTGAGAAGCATTGTATTAACTAAACTAGAGTAGTTTCCAGCCACAGTATTTGTCATCTTAAGTCTAATTGTTTTACCTGTACGTGCTAAAGCTATTTTATATTCCGTAGGTCCAACCGTTGAAGCATATTTAGCTGCACCATACAAAGCATCACTTTTACCATAAAGAAAAATTGTCTGTGAGGAAACAAGATTAAATGTTTTTGTAAATGGTGAACCAATGTCGTAGTCTTTGTACACCGCTACTTGAGCCTGACCACCTCGACCACCTACTATTGTAAAGATACCGGACTTAACAATTTTAGATATAGCAGGACTACCTAAATCTAACCAAGATGTTTGAAATATATAGTCATAGGAAGCGTTAGTTGACGCATCACTAGCATTAATTGATACATCATAGTAGCCATCGTATTCCGCTACGGAGTCTTTTGTGCCTATAAACAATTTACCATCAAGTGTGCTTAGACCACAGGACGGACCATCAGTAAAGGACCATGTAGTAATACGTGGGTTACTAGCTCTCCGGCTTTGTGCAAAGTCAAACACGTAACACTTATTGTTTATTGGTATAAAGGTTACGACAAAACCATCTTGAGAATAATACGTACTTTTAATTGTTGATACATCTACTGTAGATAAAATTCTTGTAAGGTCATTACGAACCATTAATGATAGATCATCAATAGGAGACTTACCATCGTTAGCTACAGTACGTGAAAGTGCGCGTAGTCCCTCGTAACTCATAAAGACTACATCAGTATTAACATAAACAATATTATCTCTACCAGCTAACCCTACTCCTCTAATAATTTCATCTAGTTCTATATTTGATGGGTCATCAGCTTTCTTATAAATAACAATAGTTTCCTTACCAAAGATAACAAGTTTGTTTTCTAAAGTAGCAAACCCAACAATCTCATCATTCCCCCAGACTGTATTTAAATCAATAGACCCTGCTGCACCGCCATTAAGTTTTTCACCAATAAGGTTGTCCGAATAAAAGACAGTGCCGGGTGCCTCAGTAATACCACCGTACCAGATACGACTAAACCCAGCAACCGCACAAGATGGATCAAAAGTAGTTACGCCTGATGGAGCCACATAAGCTCCTAAATCGTCAACATCACTCCATGTTGTACCATCGTAGTTAATTGGTTTAAGACCTGTTTGAACTCCCCACATTTCCTTATTAAAGTTAAAAAATTGCCAGTTAGCTTGAGTAATTGTTTGTGGCGAGTTAGCAAACGATTGGAGTGTCATCGTATGTGGAGTAACACTTGTGCCTATTTTAAATATATTACTGCCCATAGCAGCAAAGTATTCTCTAGTTCTGTCTGATTTAATAAACTCTCCTATAGATTTTACATCTGATATTAAAGTAAAAGTTAAATCAACATTATTACCTAGCGATTGATTAGTGGACAATACTAAATTGTTTTGATCTGAAAGTGATGATACAGTTACAGTACCACTAATGCCTGTGCCTGTAACAGTCATACCACTTAAGATAGTTCCGCTATTATTATCAACTACAAGCGTTGTTGTACTGCTAGTTGCTCCGTTAACTTTAGCTGTAGCAGTTACGAGTTTGGATACCTGTTTAATTCCTTTTCGAGATGTAATACGACCTTGATAATCAAACACCACATTAGTTGCTTCCGTTAGAAACTCAGGGCCTAACGTGCTTTCCTGTGCTTGAGTATTAAGTCCAGCAGTTCCTAATGTGTTAAGAACAACTGGTGAGATTTGTTTAGCTGGCATACCAAGTTGTCTCGTTTACTGTTCTGTTTTGATCCTGTGTGATGGCGTCAGATAAAGCATCTTGAAAACGTGCTACAGCTATTGAGCTTGCTGTACCACCGTCTTCTCCTCGTTCATTAAGTGCTAACATATATGCACCTAGTACAACAACATTTTCAGAAACCGTAAGCGTGTCCGTTGCGTTTGAAAGATCAGCCTGTGGCTGTACAGCATGTACTCTTATGTTGTAGGAACCATCAGGTACGGGCCAGAATGCAATCTTGTTACTGTCCGTAAGCCGATAAACGGAAGGAACACCCTGTTGTGTTGTGCCTATGTATTTGTAACGATAGTATAGTTCATCAGACATATGTTGTAAAGTCGAATCATTTGTATCGTCAATAACCTGTAGAATACGAGAACGATTATTTAAATTAGATAATGTATATTCATCTGTTCCTGCACTTGTTGCTGCTGTCTGTATACTTCGTAGCGTACTCCAGTTCCATGAGTCTTCCACAAGTTGTTTGGATTCGTTAACAAGTTCCGATATTAACTTTTGATAAGCGTCTACTTGATCGGAGGAAGCGTCAATAACTGCTCCCGTCCAGTTAGAGGAAAGAACATCTTCACGTAGTCTAATTAAAACCCTATTAATAATCTGACGATAAGCCATTACTTTTTCTTCCCATCAATAAATGTTTTAGTTCCTTTGATTACACCCTTAACACCAAACGATGCACCAAAGGCTATAATTAATAATGTCCAATACTGTTCCGGTACTTCACTTTGCAGAATAACAAATGCCTCTCCTATTCTGTCTACCATTTCCCTGTTGTCAAGAACTGCCGCAAGAAACATAGCAATAAATGGTGACGTTATAACAATGGTAAGGTATTCATCTTTCCAACTATCGTTACTATTCCTAGCCTGTATTTCGTCCCATGTCTGATCACCTTTAATTACAGCTAGTTCTTGCTCATGTTTAGCTTTTGACTTCTCTGCTTTGTTGGCAAAGTATTGTTTGCCTATATCGAATACACCGCTAACAAGTGGGCCAAGTAAAGGTAACATTAAAAACTCACAGGCTCGTTTCTAATTTCCCAGTGTGGCATATCCCACTGCCACAGATCGAAACCCCAGTGTAAATTATCTACACCAACAGTTTCACAAGCCGCCTTAATAACTTTAGACAACTCTTTAAAACGCTGGAGATTATCCCAATCAATAGGATAGGGAACCACGTCCACTGCCATAGCAGGACATGAATTATGTTTTGAATTGGGATACTGCACTTTGCTTGCACCCGACTCAAAGTATTCCTGTTGTTTTTCTTCAGTTCTATACCCTTCCAATACGGAAAAATCATAGTGTTTAATAGCTTCTTGAAGAACTAACTGAATACGTGGATCACAATCTTGTAGTTTTTC